ATCAAAACCTTCCATTACGTAGTTTAGATGACCAAGCCAAAGAACAATACGAACAAGTATTGCGTAAAGCTAAAGTTGTAAGAATTAAATAATTACTTGGGGTGAGCCTTGTTCATAGGCTCATTTTCGTGTTTTTTTAATTCTTTTTTTAGTTCAAATAATCCACTACGCAGTTGAATCATTTGTTTATTTTCTTTTTTTTGCATAGATTTTGATTCAATTTCTTCTTTTTTTTCATTGTGCATTTTGTCCACCTAGTGCTTTAAGTGCTTCTATCATTTTAGATTTCCGGTCATCAATACCCAGCAATCCCCCATTAATACGTTTTGTCATTACTTCAAAAGAATCTTTAGTGCCTTCATCTGCCAAAGCATTTAACCCTTTTTTGTTCCAAAACCAGCCAGCAGATAATGCGGCATAGTTAGGTTGTTCTAATAGTTCAGGATTATTTATTAAATCAATGCCAAGGGCTTGGCCGCAATGTTGATACGCTTCCTTGCCAGTAACTTGAATAAGGCCCCTACCGATGTATTTAGCGGCATCTTCAGGCGTTTCGTTACCCATACGTCCAATATAAACTTTTGCCGCTATTTTTTCAGGTTGACGTTCATATTGATTAGCAATTTCAATATTAGGAAAACGGCTTGGCCAAGTATTCATAAGCGCACGTGCCGAATAATACAAATTTTCACGGGTAAATTTAAAGTTACCGGATTCGTGCAATGTTTGCCCTAAGAAGCACGCCTGACGTTTAGGGGTTGAAATATCATATTTGGCAAATGTTTCGTTTAATGGATCAAGCCATTGTTCGCCAAGTCCAAGGGCTTTTAATTGATCATTAGTCATTTTTTAAGGTTTGCCATAATGCGTGTGCCAAATAAAAAACCAAATGCAATGTTAGCGGCTTCTATGCCTATTCTTTGGATTTCAGGTTCTACTGGCAAAAACAATGTGCCTATGCCTACAACAATTACAAACAATGCCCCTAGATAACGGCTAGATGCTCTTAAATCGATTACCCATTGACTAGGTGTACCGTAAGGGTTGTCTAGCTTTGCAATGGCTTCTAGCTTTGCTATTTCGTTTTGGTCTAGCTTTATTTGGTCATCTACATTTAATGGCTTAACACCGCCTGTAAACATTCCAATAAGACTTTTAATGCCATCTATTCCTACGGGGACTAATGCGCCAATGATGGTTTCTAAAATCATTTTCCAGTAACCCAATGAATAATCCAGCCAATAACTGCGCTTGCCCCTGATACTAGCAACATCCCCATCCAAAATCCGCCACGGCCTTGGTTAGCAAGAGCAATTAAATGTTCAAGATTAGCTTCCATCTTGTCCATTTTTTTTTGCATTGAATCAAATTTTTCTTCGTAATTTTCTACTTTTTGCCAAAGTACGCCATAACGAACTAAATCAATTTTGCTGTTATCTTCCATGATTATGTTTTCATAATGTACGCTAATGCGTAGTAAGGTGGAAGATTTGCGCCAGTTCCGCTAGAACCAGTTGAAGCATTGGTTACAGAAATGCCGGTTGTTGCAGTAGCGGTTGTAGAAGTGCTTGCACCAGTTAAACCAGTAGCGCCTGTATTAATAAGGGTTCCTGAACCAGTTGATGTAGCATTGTGCAAATGCCCAGGATCAGTAACAGTAGCTGTATGGGTATGGCTTACAACAATAGAATCATTAGAACCACCAGTTGCACCTACTGCATAAGTAGAACCAGCGGCAACAACAAAACGATCACGTAAATCAGGCGTTCCGCTTGTGCCATTACAAAGTACCCATCCACTAGGAATAGAACCAATACTTCCTGACCAAAGCATAATCATACCGGCAGTAAATGGGCTAGAAGTTGATGTAGAAGTTTGTAATATTGGGTATAAGTTATCTAACGTTTGCAAAGTCACACCAGCAGAAGTTTGCAAAACTAGCTTATAGCTGTAGCCGGTTTGCATCCAAACTTCTTGTGGAGTACGGCCAGCCGCATCCAAAATAATAGGATTTGAATTTGGGGTTGTGCCGTTATTGGTTGTGTAAGTAGCTAATGGGGTGCTAGAACCAGCTTGGTAGGTATAAATCAATCCACCGGCTAATGGCAAACCATTGTTATCAAAAAATTGTTGGCCATTGCCAACTGGGGATAAAAGTACGCTTGCCATTATTTACCTTCGTTTTCTAAGTCTTTTAACATATCTTTAATGGGGCGTTTTACACCAGCACCAATTTCTAAAGATTCTTTAATTTTACGATTAGCGGTTAGCTTTTCCATTGCGGCCCTACCAATACTGCCAATAGGTGATCCAGTTTTAACGTTAATGCCCATTTCAGCGGCATTTAATGCACCTTCACGCATCATAGCTGGAACGGTATTGCTTGTATTAGCAAACCCTTTACCGCCAACGTGTTCTGTCAATCTAGCTAAATCAGCCAAATCTTTTAAATCAACGGCTACTTCATTTGGCATTACATCAAAAAGTTTTTTACCTACAGTTTTGTTTAGCGCATCATTAAATGATTTTTGATTAATAACGCCTTTAGAACCAACTGCAACGTTTTCAAGATGCTTAATTAAACCAGCTTGGGCGGCTTGATGTCCTGGCGTATCTAATCCAAGTTCAGTCATTAAACGTTTAACGTCAGCGGTTGATCCATCTACAACAAACTTTTTAACAAATTTATCAGCCGCTACGTGTTCTAGGCCATTAGCCAATTCATTATCTAAACGAGTATCTTTGACGGCTACACGGTATGCTGGATTAGTGTCTAACACTTGATAACGTTCACGTACTGCGGCCCTAGCTAAATCAGCTAATGGTTTAATGCCTTGTAAATCTTCTGTCATTGGCAGTTTTTCAAGTTCTTGACGAATGATGCCAGCAACTCTACGGGCGTTTCCATTAGGATTGGAACGCATTTCTTCAGCCATATTAGTGCGTAGATTTTCAAATTCATCAAAAGTCATGTTTCCACGTTTTTGGAAATTTTCAAGGTCTTTAAGATATGACCGCATATTGTCGGAAGCATACGATTTAAGAACTTTTTTGGATAATTCTGCATCTACATCAGCTTTAAGCTTATTAGTATCAATTGGGAAATTGCCCCCATTAGCTTTTTCCAAAGCTTGATATTTAGTATTAATATCTTTTAATCTTGCTCTATCTTTAACAAGCAATTGGTCAATAGCAGTTTGACCATAATCTACAAGGTTCATGCCGCCAGGTAAATCAGGGGCGGCTTTTTCAGCCAAAGTAGAAAACCCTTGGGTAATCTTGGCATCACGATCTTCTAAACGGCTTAACAATTCAGGATTTTTAGCCCGTTTATTAAATTCATCTGACATCATAGCGGCATCTTGCAATGCTTCGCCTTTGGTTAATTGATAACCAAACTTATCGCCTTTTAATTGATTTTCAAGGGCTTTAATATCTACCAATTCAGTTGGGTAAGAAGATATGGTTGCCCGTAATTCAGGGCTGGCACTAGCCAACATAGCATCAACGGTTGCTTTATCGGGTGTTGCCATTGCACCGACACTAGCACCGGAAGCATTTCTACGGGCATTAAATTGGGCAATTAATTGCTGTTCTGAAGGCATAACTGCGCCACGCACGGCTTGGGCACCAGTTTTAACGCCTTGGCCAACTGCTTTAACGCCTTCGCCAGCTAATTGTGCGGTTTGCTTAACGCCCGGTAAAAACATTAATTCAGGGTCATATACAGCCCCTTTTACCATTTCACCTAATACGGTACCTGGATGTTCAGTAACGGCTTTATAAACGTTTTTAGCGGTTTCAACTGGGCTTTCAACGGCAGTCTTAACCCCTTGAACAAATCCTTTTGCTTTTTCTTCTAATTGTTTTTTATCTTCTTCAGCAAACCCTGGCAATCCTAATGTTGCGCCAGTATATTTAGCGGCAGAAGCAATTAAACTTTTGTTTTTAAAATCTTCATATGACATTTCGCCAACGGTTTTTCTAAAATCTTCGGCAAAACTGCTTGGCTTTGTTTCGGCAAATGTTGTAGGTTTAGCATATTTAATGCCATAATTATCATCTTCATTTGCAGTTGATGGTGCAAAACTAGAACTTGGATTAATTTCTACGTGATACATATCTTTAGTACCGTGTGGACGGTAGAAACCAACTTGTTCTAATAATGTATCAGGTACCCGTGGGTGCAAATCAATTGCCGCACCACCTTCATGCCGGCTTTTTCCAGGTTCAGCTACTAAATTAGGGTTTTTAAGACGATCTAAATATAGCTGACGTTGTTGTTCTCTAGTTCTAAAACCGCTAGTAATGGGCAAATCTTCGCCTTTAGGGTTTAGTTTGGTATCTGATTTCCATAAGTCTGACAATATAGACAATCTTTCCTGTATTTCAGGTGTAAGGTTGTCTAAATTAATAGATGATTTGCTTGGCTTTGTAGGTTCAATAACCGGGGAACTGGTTAAATCAACAGTTACAGAAGATTTTTTTGGGCGGCCAACAAAAGATAAACCAGGCGCATCATCTAAATATTCAATCATTTGTAGGCACCTTGAACTAAACGATCAATTGCTTTTGCTTTTTTATCCAATTCATCAAATTCTTTTTCTGACATGGATTTAGTTAATGCTTCATAACGTTGCTTTTTAACGGCTTCCGGGTAGTTGGAATCACGAATGTTTTGCAATTGAAATATACGGGAATCATAATTTGAAGCCCATGCGCTTTGAAATCTATCAGCATTAAGGGCAGAATTTATTTCACCACGTTTTTCACGGTAATTTTTAAGTCCTTCAGCAAATTTAGCAGTTGCTGTAAATTGAGCATCAGCACGTTGCATAATGTCACGCAATGCTTCAGGGCTAATTGCATCACTACCGCTAATAGTTGCGGCATCACCACGGCTAGAATCAGTTTTGTTTAATCCCATAGTATTGGCATTTTGTACCATTACACCGGCAATGTTTTTACGCAATGTATCTAAATCAGGTTGTGCCACAATAAGTCTTGCCCAATCTTGAGCAGTTTTGTAAGCACCAGCACCGCTGGCTTTAAAAGCAACTTCTTCTACTTTACGTACATATTGCTTGCCTTCTTCAGCCGCCATTGCATTTAATGGGGCTTCTTTATAAACTTTTTTACCATCATCGTAAGCTTTTTGTCTAATATCGCCCAAATTTAAAGGATTAACGGGACCGGAATAATTAAAATCCGGGTCTTCTTTAATAAGGTCAGGTAATACTTTGGTTTTTGGTGCGCCAGTTGATGGCATACCAGTAGTCTGTGGTTGGCCACCACCCAATGGGCTAGTAGAAACTTTAGGCTGTTCACCAAGAAGTGAAGGTGTAGTTGTAATTCCAACTTTTTGGCCACCAATTTCACCAGTAGTAACTTTAGGACTAAATTGATCAATAAGTTCTTTTGGCGTTAATGATTCATTACGGTATTTCATTAATTCTTCGGCTGGAAGCGGTTTATTTCCAAAAGCTTTTAAACCTCTAATGTGGCCATCAGCAACTGTAGCTAATTGAGGATTGTATTCTTTCAATCTTTCAAAAGAAGCAATAATTTCAGGTGCTGTTACTGGCCTTCCTTGTGCCGCCATTTGCCCGTAATTTCCATAAATAGAAGCAAAATTTTGCCTATTTTCATTGGAAAGTTGATTCATTGCACGATTGGTTTCAATATGATTTTTTGTTAAATCAGTAATATTTTTAGCAAATTCAGGGCCGGTCATAGGTGCCATAGCCATCAATGAAGGCAATTGTTTTAAATCAAAACTTCCATCCGGCAACTTATTGCTTTGGTCTTTTGCCCAATTTTGAATAATAGGAAGTTCTTTTTCTTTTTCACGAGCAACTTGCGCTTGTCGGTTAAGAACGTCCATTTCTGCGCTATACATTCCAGCTTTCATAATGTCAGCAAGTGACATAGCGTTGCTTTTTGGGTTTAAATCTGCGGAAAATTGTGCGGCCATAATATTTCCTTACGCCTTTTTATTCATCATGCCGTACAGCATTGCATAATTACTTACGTTATTTAAACCACTAGCCCAAGCATTAGCTTGGCCCATTGTTCCCTGGGCTTGTGCGTTACCAATGCTAGACAATAAATTGGAAGCATTTGAAGCGGCACCAGTAGCGGCACCGGCACCAATTTGATTAGCATTTAAACCATATCCTGTAGCGGCACCTACGTTACTTGCTACGTTTGAACGGTTAACCTGAAATTGATTGAAGGCATCAGTTAAAGCATTTCCAGCGTAACCTTGGGCAAACTCTTGTGCCCCACGAATAGCATTACCGCCTATTGCACCGCCGCCAGCATTAATTTGTGAATTTAATTGACCATAACCTTGGTTTAATCCAAATTGATAATTTGGCATTAAACGGGTTAAATCATTCATTGATGGTTGGGCAGTTAAATAGCCACTATCCATCAAACCTTGATACGTTTTTGCACCTGATTCGCCTAATTGTCTATATGGAGCATTTTGTTCGTTAATTATGTCGAACATTCGTTGGTTGTATTCCATTCCACGATTAGCGGATTCAGTATATTGGTCTGCGGCTTTACCAGCGGCTTGTGATTGCATATAGCCACCAACAAGCCCACCACCAACTACAACTGCGGCTGTAACAGGATCATTTCTTTCGCCGTAAGCTGGACCACCAGTCGGATCACCAATTGGGTATTCCGCTGACATTGATTTAGTCATTGCACGGCTTAAATAGACTTTTTTATACATAGTTGCACCTATCACATTTAAGGTAGATTTTACCTTTTTCCTGTTTAAATTCAATAAAACCTAATCTTTTACAAAAATTAATACCTTTTTTGTTTTCTTCCATTACAGAAGTAATTGCACTTCCGTATTGATCAAGCACTTTTCTTAAAGTAGCTTTTAAATGACCACGAATAGATGAAGATGGTTTTATTCCATAACCTATATGCACTTCATTTTCTTTTGATATAACACCACCAATAATCCATCCTTGTTCTTGTAATGGCGTTACTTCCCAATCTTTCATTGCAATTTCAAACTGTTTAAACTCCATGTTTAGCCTATCTTTTACAGATTCATAAACCATAGCTAAAGCGGCTTGGCGGTCAGAATCTTGTTCAGAAAGCGGCTTGTAATTAATCATGGATTGTAATAAGGCACTTTAAATGGTTGGCCGTTAACAGTTATGTTAATAAATCCTACTGGATTAGCTGGTAACGTAGCCGCACCTTTGGTAGCAGTTGTAGCTGAAGTAAAGTTGAGTATTCCAAGAAAGAATTGTTGCCAAGCCCTGGTTGGACGTTTGGTTTGTTCGTCTAATAATGGGGATTGTGGATAAGGGTTATTTTGACTATTAGCCCAAATTCCACCTTGATTGCCTGGTGCTATTGCCATTAGTTATCTCCAGCTTCAGCTTTAAGGTTTGCCGCTACAATCACGGCTTTAATTGGATCAGTTACTACTACTTCAAATATGCGGTCACGTGCTTGGCCTAATCTACGCCAAATAGCACGGTTCTTATATCTTCCTTGAGTACCAATGCTGGTCCAATGTTCATTTGAATAAGTAGAACCCCCATCGTCTGACCAACGCAACATAGCTTGTGGATCAGCACCTAAAGTCGCTAAATCGTTTTGTCCAGCTATTGCTAATCCGGCTACAGCTAATCCAGCTACAGCATTAGTTGGGCTATTTACCCCAATAACGTTGCCAGTTAAACCAACGCCAGGTTGGAATAATATTTGTAACTCTGAAAAATATTGACGTTGAAAGTCTGATACCAAATGTGGTGCCCGGCGAACCCTACGGATTTCACCACCATCATCTGTGTAGGTATTAGGATCAAGCATATAAATCTGTCCGTTTTCCCAATCCCCCACCAAATTCATGTTTTGAAAATGGGTATGGCAATTTCCACGGTGACGGTGAAATACGTTACTAGAATCTACCCAAAGCCATTTATGCCACATTCCCGTAGCAATGTCATAAGCCCAAGTTAAATCTAAACCAGGGAAACTAATTACATAAACTTCATGGCCTTCAATAAGATAAGTCCAAGCCCTAGCATCCCCAATTTCAGCACCTTCTATGCTGTTTTCTACGGCATGGGTGCTAATTCTAGTAGGAATATAGCCATTCATCATCATTATTTGGCCATCACCACGGATGTTTTTACTTAAATAAGCAAAAGAATTGCCTAGTCTAGCTACTGAAAATTTAGCGGCAATACCGTGTTGGGTGGATGTTCCAGGAATACGTTGGAAAGCAAATGGAAATAATCCGCTATCTACCCATACTTCTGAAGAAGTTTCGCCTAGCAAATACACTTCACGGTGATCCACAATCATTGATACTAAATTATCAGGCCCACCGTCTTTAGAACTAAATGCTAATGCTGAAGAAATAGGCGATAAGATATTAGAAGAACCCCATTGCTGGGTGTTTGGGCGGTTGTAAACAAAATAGTTATCTACTATATCAACTACGTCTGCTCCTTGGAATGGGCCATCATTAGAAGGCAAAATACTAAAGTTAAGCGCATATAAAGTAGTTGAAGTTACTGTTTGTGAAGAACTGACAACATAAGAACCAGTATTGCCAGTACCGGTACCAAATGTTAATGTAAGGGTTAACCCTGTTCCATTACCGCTAGTTGTAGTAGATGCTGGGGTTCCTGGCACTACTGTATATACGCCATTGCTGACCGTTGTAAGTCCGGTAACTGCTCCGCTACCACCAATAGTTGCTACTGTATAAGTAGCTTGTTGACTGTATATACCACCAGTAACGGTAATTGTGTCACCTACGGCATAACCCGTACCAGCGGCAGTAATTGCAAAAGACAATGCGGCAGAACCACCAAGGGCAGTAATAATAGTGCCAGCGGCAACGCCAGTTCCTTGAATAGTTTGGCCGGGGTACAAAATGCCACTAGCTACTGCGGTTACTGTTAAAACTGTTCCTGAAATAGAACCAGTAACTCTTGCACCAACGTTAGATGAATTAAAATTTTGTGAAGGTAATGTTTGAGTAAGATTAATAGCATAAGTGCCAGTACCGCCTGAACCAGTTCCTAATGCAGTAATAACAGTTTCAGCAAATACGCCTGAACCAAACAATTGTTGGCCAATAGCAATTGTTCCTGACTTCATTAATGTAACGTTAAGCGTTGTACCTGATACAGAACCAATAAATTCAGCGGATGCTGGGTTAGAAATACGCCATGTATAGCGATAAGCGCCATCTACGATATAAACGTTTGTGCCATTATCAGTAATGCCAACAATGCCGGTACTTGTGTTTAATGAACCAATACGGGTTGGCGTTAATGTTGAATTTAAAACATATACATCGCCACCACAAACCACCACCATGTATTGGCCACCTGAAACGTTACGCATACCACGTACTTCAGCATAGTTCAATGTAACTTTAGTAACTAGACCTGGGGTTGGATAAAGCGCAATTACACCGTATTGACCAGGTTGTTTTAATGGGTCAATTTCAGGGCGAAAATTAATACACTCCTGTGCATCTTGATAGATGGACGGTGCTTCATATGAAGGCCCTACAAACCCAAAATCAGGCATATAAATCCTTAAGAAAGTTCAGCCCAAAAACCAACTGTGCCAGTAATAGTAACTACATAACTTGCATTAGCCGGAATAATAAAACTGCCGTTTTGAACAGAAGTATAGTTATTAGCACCAGCAGAAGTATTTAAAACTGTTACTCCAGCAACAGTAGCTACTACACCATGTTGAGGATTTGTTTGTGTAGTGCCAACAGAAACCATAATTGGGTAAGCTGGGGCTGTATAAGTTGTGCCTGATGTTTTTGTGCCACTTACATCAGTCCATGTTTCACCAGTCATTCCAAGACCAAGTTTTTGAGAAGTCCAAGTTGTTCCATTAGAACGTAAAGCATAACCAGTTGTGCTTGGGGCAATTCTTTGCACCGCACTTGTTCCATTACCTAAAAGAACGTTATTGGCCGTTAAAGTAGCTAAACCAGTACCACCTGAACTTACTGCAATTGGGTTACTAGCTGTTAGTGTAGTAAATGCGCCTGTATTTGGGGTAACTGAACCAATTGCACCGGGTGCGCTTAAAGTATTGTTTACTAGCCCAGTAAAGCCCGTGCCTGATACAGAACCGTTACAAACCAAGTTAGTAGGGCTAATGCTAGAAGCGGCAAATATACCGTTATAAACAGCATTATTGACATCATTTAGCCATGCCGCATAGATAGTGGTTTGATTATCAATAAAAGTAGTGGATGCCATAAATAGTCCTTATTGTGTAAAGCCGCCGGTAAGAATCCAGCCAGCATCTTTTGCCCTACTCATAAGTAAAGCATCTGAATAACGTGAAACACGCATAGGTGCCATGTTTGTTGATTTCAAAGTGGCTTTAGCTTGTGCGGCAAAAGCCCCAATTTGGGCTAACAATACTGGGTTTGTTTTGCCATACATTGGCATAAGACGTTCAGCAAGGCACCAACGCAATGCCATTGTGTAACCTTGTGGCAAAGTTGCATCGTCATAAAGTGAACTGTAATTTCTAAAAAGGGTTTCAGCAAACATATGCACTTCGCCTTGTGATGGGCTTGGCCATAAAAAAACGTTGCCTGAATCTTCATTGGCGTTGAAATACAAAGCTTTTGGCCAAGGACCGCTTAACGTCTTTAGTCCAATTGCATTGTAGTTTTCAAGGGCAATACAAGCTACTGGATAGTCAATACCACCAGTTAAAATGGGGCTACCACTACTTTGGCTAGTATTAATACGCACATAAGCTGAATTAATGTTTAGCGGCTTGGCATAATAAGCTTGAATTAGCTGAGAAGCTACTTGGCTTGAATAAGTAACATTAAGTAAATATGTACCAACTTCGTTAACATTACCGCCAGCACCAGTTAATGTGGCAATAATCTTAGTTCCTTCAGTAATTCCTGTTCCACTCAAATATTGGTTTACTACTACGGCACCGCTAGATATGGCAGTTACAGTCAATACGTTTCCAGCAATAGAACCCGTGTATTGCGCCCCAATAAAGTTGGCTGTGGTATGGTTTGGTCCAATCGTGTATTGAACTTGACCTGGTACAACATTAAAAATGATTTCTTGGATGTTAAATACCATCATATTTTCGTTAGACCATTGATCTAACAACAAATTCATCATTTCTAAAGCATCTTGTGCCGCATCAGCAGTTGGTATTTCACCCGCCGCTAATGCGCCAATATCTTTTAATGCGCCTGTAATAATGTCTATTGGCTTGGCCATATTTAAACCTTAATTATTTGATAAACCAATACAACACTAAATAAATCATGCCACCCAAGGCAATCCTGTTTCTTGCACGGGATTCTTTTCTAGTTCAATCTGTGCAGTAAGACTAGCTTCTACTATGTCTTTACCCAATGAATCTTGAACCCAGCCAACTACTTCAGCTTCGGTCAACTCATCATAAGGAATATATTGCTCGTCAGGCTCTTGTGTGTAACTTACTGTGCCATAAGTAAAAGCTGTGTAATCACCATCAACAGCGTTAACTGTGTAATGTACTGTGACTACAAAGCTATCAGAAGTTAATCTGTCCATCTGTACTACATTCCATGTAAATTCCATTTTGATTCCTTAAACTGAAGTTATTGTTTGCCAAGCAGAACCACTATAAACACATAGCTTTGCAAGGGTTGTGTCAAACACCATTAATCCAGCAACAGGACTAGCAATAGCGTTCTTTTGTGTCGTAGTCATGTTTGGCATACGAACACCTTTTGTAGTGCTTTGTGCGTCTAATATTGCTGAAGAAGAAGGGCTAATAGTACCAATACCTATGTTACCAACAGAATCAATACGCATCCGTTCTGTAGCATTAGTACCAAACTCCATTCTATTGCCAGTATGGTTATAAGCAATATATCCAGCGTAAGTTGATGTTGTTGTAGTTCCATTAGCAAAGTTTAAAATTCCACTATTAGAAGAACCTGTGTAAATTGTTATACCTTGATTATTTGCACCACCATTACCAACAACTAAAGTACCACCGCCATTTACTGCCGCAATAGTTGTGGCTACTGTATTACCAATTCCAACATTACCACTAATATCAATACGCATACGCTCTATGTTTGAAGTACTAAAAAACAAAGGTACCCCGTTTGGAGAACCTATAGAAGCTGTTGTAGATGTACAAGATAAAATAAGATTGTTATTACTAGTACTTGTTAAGGTTATTGTTGCTGTAGTTGCACTTTCTATTTGTAATTGTGTGGTTGGATTACTTGTACCAATACCTACATTGCCACCAGAGGTAATACGCATACGCTCTGTACCTGATGGTAAAAAAACAATAGGAACAGAAGTATTTGTGTACCATCCAGCAAGTGCATCAGGAGTTCCACCTGTTATGCTTGCTAAATCTCCAATAGCCATAAATGTATTGGAATTATTTGCGTTTGTAATAAAGATTGAACTACCTTGATTTGTGCCTGTACCACCTTTTAACCTAATCTGATTAGCCCCAGTACTTTGTACATCTAATTTATAAATAGGACTACTTGTACCAATCCCAACATTACCACTAGCATCTTTATAAAACTGTCCTGAGCCTAAATTAACAATTCCTGTACCGCCAGTTAATGTGCTTGAATAAGATAGAGTAGTAAATGCGCCTGTGCTTGGAGTAGTAGCACCAATAGTTGTGCTATCAATCGTTGAACTAGTAATAGTTGAACTGGTAATCGTATCTTGTGTAATGGGTGGGCTAAAAAATTGCCCCTGACTAATTAAACCTAAACAAACACCATTTACATCAAAAACTGCTTGTACTGGTACTGTATTTTGGGTGCTTTGATTTGCTACTTGATTGGTTCCTGACATAATATTTCCTTAATTAGCATTATGAAGAATTGAATAATTTAATGTTACAAATTTGCTATATGTGCCAGTAGAAATAGGGGCAAAAACCACCCCAGTTTCAGGATACCAAGTTAGTAAAAATGGTTTAGTCATAAAATTTTATTGTGCATCTACTGGTGTTACATACAAAGTTGAAGTGCCGGTAACGGTAATTGCTGAAACATAATACGGAATAGTTGGAACAGATAAAACTACAGAAGTATCATGGTTCAAAATATAATCGCCAGGCGTTCCAGCTACGGGATGTACTGCATTTGTAGATGCAGTAGCAATCTTTATAGCAACTGGTTGTGTACCAGTATTGGCAAATTCAGCCCAATTAATTTGATCATTACTGCTAGTGGTAATTAATACCGGTGTAGAAGCAGAAGTAGTGACCGCAATAATGGTTGTTTTGCCAACTGGTCTAATTCCAATTGTAGTTGTCATAATTACACCACGCTTGCTGGAATTGGGCTATCTTCACATTGTTTAACACTAATTAAGCAAACTGCGGCGGCTTGGGTTACAGAAGCACCAGTTAAGTTAGCTAAACGAACAATAACCACGTTATCAGCAGTTGTGTAAACGTTACCAATAATTACGCCAGTTGTCATAGCGGCATCAATTTGTGCTTGTACTTTATCAGTAGCTTTAACACCTGGTACTGACAATGAAACTTCAGTAGTTGTTGTTGAAAATGTAGTGCTTGGGAATGTTACTTGAACAATAGTGTGGGCTAATACATTTCCACGGCAGATTGTAGTTTTTGACATGATATTTCCTTTAAATGAGGATAATTAATTATAAGCGTATAAGCGAAAAAAACCACCCTTTTTGGGGGTGGCTTCTTCCATTATTTCCTAGTCCTTATTAAGGTAGGAAGGTTAAGTCGTAACCATAAACATAAACGTCCATAGTGGCGGCCGCACCTTGTGCAGTACCAACGTTTACATAAAGATTTGGACCGGTTTGGGTAGCAGTTGAAGCAACAGTACGTTGGCTTACAACAGTTGAAGCACTTAATGCTGACAATGCGGCATTAGCTACGATTCCTGTACCGCCAGCAGATGGTGCAGTAAACAAGCCAGCGGCGGCACTTGATAAACTAACAGAAGCATTTGTAAAAATAACGTTAGAAACTGAATAGTTTGTAGTGTTAAGAACTGGCAATACTGTATCGCCGGTTGCATTAACGTTTACGCCTTGATAAGAAGCTAACAAACGAATTGCTTGGTTAGTTGATAGGTTTGATGGGTGATTTGCAACTGTGGTTGCTGGTCCTGGATTTGCCATGATTATATTTCCTTAAATTTATTGTTTAAAAATGGGGGGTTTTACGCCCCCTATTTCATTACGATGCGATACGGCAAGCAAGTTCAGGATACAACGGCGCCCAGCCATACAGAACATCCAAACGAGTAGGAATACTATCGTTGTTGATGGTGTATTGACGAACCACACGAATTGATAAGCCCAATTCTTTGTCGCTTGCACGGCCAGCAAAATGAACGCCTTCAGGCAATTCCAAGTCAGCACAAGCCAATGTAAACGCATTGCGATGCATCAAAATGTTTTGTGGTGAAGTTACGCCAGTATTGTTAAATGGTGTAACTGTCTGTGAACCGCTTGATGTAACGCTAACGTTTTGGAACTGACCACCAGTAATAACGGCTGGAACAACAGTAACAGTTGCAGTACCGCCGGAACCAATTGCAGTTGTAGATTGAACTACAAAGTTACGCAATTTGCCATAAGACTGACGGTTTTGTGGGTTAACCGCAAATACGCCAGCAATAGTAAATGTATCACCTTGGTTCAATGTAGAAGCCGCAGAAGCAGAACCGATAGTAATGTTGCTTGAATAAGCCCAGCCAGTTGTCAAGAAACCAGTTGCAGTTGTTACGTTGCATGACAATGTTGCAGAAGCATAAGAACCGAATGTTTGTGAAACAACGTTTTGGTCCATATACCAGTTCATACCACCTGAATCACGGCCCATCAAGCCTTTTGTGTATTGGCTAGAAATAGCTTCTGTAGGAACAAACAAACCTTTTAAGCTATCAACGATTGTTGAAGAAGTAAATGGCTCGATTGTGCATGAACGACGGCCATCACGTGGTGCGCCTTCAGAATCAAGGTAAGCGGCGGCTGTCAAATAGGTAATCAAACCAGTTGGTGCAGTACCAGCAGTACCAACGATGTTGGCTGTGTTGTTTTTAGCAACTAATAGGCCATCACGGTCCATTTTGTTAGCAACAGTAGCAATAGCTGGCTTCAGAATACGATCAGAGAACATATCTAAAGACAATGCTAAATCTTGTGTTGTGAATTGGGTAGAAACTTGGAACTGTGTTGACAATGTAACTGGTACAGAAGTTTCGTTAAAATCTTCAACTACCAATTGTGGGCCTACAGCACCGATAAAACGTCCAGGACGGCGAACGTTTACAGTTTGGCCAATTTTTGCGCCAACTACGGCAAATTGGTCATCATAGTTACGGTCAACTTGACCAGTAAAGGTTAATTCGTTTTCAAGAACCATCAACGCTTCGTTGGTGATCTTGCTAATGGTTAATAAATTATTTGCCATGATATTTCTTTCAAAATTAAATTAGGTTTAACCTTATCTAATCTTCCCGGCTTGCCGTGCGGCTTTCCATTGTTGGTAAGGAATGTCATTGCCATCCAAACTAACTTCGGCTACGCCACCCGTGGACCTTAAAGGACGAATAGGTTCAGGTGCTTTAGACTTCGCCGCTACAGTTTTCTTTTCCGCTTTCGCTGGGGTTTCAGTTTTTTCAAACTGTGCTTCCAGCTTCCCAATAAGTTTTAAAGCACCGGCAGTAGTTAAGGTGGACAGCTTTTCAGCTAAATCGTCATCACTTGCTAGTTCATATAGGATTCTTGGTCCTACATCGCTTTCAAGGATTGCATCACGTATTGTGTCATTTACTTTCACATCACTAGATGCCACCATATCTTCGTAATCAGGTAATTCTGCTTGGGTTGCTTCTAGCTTTTCTTGCCAGGTCTTTATAACCGTGGCACGTTTAGCTTCAACTTCCTTTTGCTTAACTTCCAGTTCACGTCTTGCTAATGCTTGCTCCGCTGACCAATCTGCTAATGCTTCTGCATATTCAAAAGCATCTTTAAAATCGTCCGGCGTTGGCTTTCGATTGTTTTCAGGTGCCGGTTGTGGCTCCCGAATACTTTCTTTAGCCGCTAAACGTTCTTCCAAGTCTTTAACTTTGGCTTCTGCTTCTTTGCGTTGCCTAGTTAATTCAGAAAAACGCTTTTCTAACTTTGGGTTTTGCTTCTTTTCTTCTGTTTCGGTCGCTTCATCCACCGCTAATTGTGGTTCACTCTGTCCTTTTTCGGCCGCTGGCTCTACTGGATTTTCATCAACAGTAGCCGCAGTTGGGCTTGATTCGGAAGCTAAACCTAATTTATCAGCATTGTATTCAGCTAAATTTTCACTTGTTACTATTGAACTGGCCTGTTTGGGCTGGTCCACTACTTGTGCTTCTGACATGGATAACTCCAAGAATTAACCCTATGAATACACCATAGGTAGTGTTGTAAAGATATATTAATACTAAATGTTGTGTTTTGCAACTACATCATTTGTTGCCCTTGTTGTTCTATCGGCATTTGTTGTTGTGGCGGTGGTGGCATCATTGCTTGCATATTGTCAACAATGCTATTTGCCGCACGATCCATGTAAACGCCTTGGTCAGCATTACGTGAAGCAATTTCAGCTTCTAAACGTGCTGTGTCCATGTGGCCAAGGATTAATTTCATTAATGCATCAATTTCAGTCTTGTTTTGGCTAGTAACAGAACGGGTATTTTGGTCATGTAACTTGACTTCAGCCGCCAATACTGCACGTCTATCTTCACCAGTTTGACGTACTTGTTCAACGTCTTGACGATTCTTAATCATCATTTGCAATGCTTGAATTTGCTGGGCCATTGCTTGCATTTGTTGCTGGCTTTGTGCCAACTGCATTTGAACTTGTGGTGGTATTGGTGATTTTTCATCAATTTGTGCTAATGGATTGCTTGCGGCAAGACGGTCAGCAATAATTTCTGCACCAGGGAAATCCATATTTCTAAAGATTAAATCACCGGCTTGTTGCATTAATCCTGGATCAGCGGACAATAAAGTCATCATGGAATCAACTGCTTCTTGGCGTTTGGTGTTGTAACCAGGGCCAGTTTCCATCACTACGTCATATTCACCTACAGTTACATCATTTAGGATCATTTCTACGCCATCTTTACCAACTGTTTTTTCATTAATTGTGGTTAATTCAGGTTTGCCATCATCCCCAATAATTCGCATTACACGTTCTTGGCTGTAAATCTTAGGAATCAGGTCAAGGATGATACGTCCAGTATGGGCAATAGAACGGGTCAAATTGTCGTAATAGTGGAAGTTAGTCATATCCACTTGCATTTGCTGGCCTTGCAATGCTTTACCACTCATCATGCCCTGTGGTAATTGGCTTGGATCAAAAATACCTACTACAGCTTGTAAATCTTGGGTAATTGATTGTGCCGCCGCCATGATGCCAGTAGGTGGTTGTTCAGGAACTTGACGTATTGGGGGTGGTGCTGGCTGACCATTAATATCGGTCATCTTGTAACGCAGATACGAATAAGCAGTATTGTTAGCGTTTGACCATTCAGATTCATGACCTTCATCTTGGCCTTCAGCCATTATCCATTTAGCCCGTGGTGCTAGGGCAACAGATTCAGTCATGGATGTTTGCCAAAAGTTATACATCCTTTGTGGGTCTTTAGCCATGCGTACCAGGCCAAACTTCTTACGTTTGTTATCCACTACGCATTGCTGGCCGTAAGTTGGCACGATTGGAATGTATTTACCAGCCCAAGTGCCTTCTTCTAGCACTTGCATTGCAGTTAATTTGCACCATTTAATGGTTTTTTTAAAGGTTTTACGGCGGCTTACTTCATAAATTCCAGCCAATTCTAACGTTTCTTTAGTTGGCAATTCATCTTCATAAGCACTTGTGCCATCAGATAAAAGAACTAAATAGGTGCTTTCAATACGGGTATAAAAGTATTCTGCAATGCGAATATCATGCTTAGTAACCCATTCTGAATTGCTATCACCAGTACCACGTGCAGAAAAGCTACCACCATCATCAGCATCAGGGTACATTTTCCTAAAGTTTTCTTTAGCCATTACTACGGTTATAAGGCATTTCTCTGCATCAGAACCATCAGGGGCTACCGAATTAGGGTCAAAGTAAACGGTAAATGGATTGTCAATTGGTTTAATGTAGATTTCTTGATCAAACGAATCAGGGCGCACATAATCAGTAGTTACACGCCAATATCCCCATCCCATACGTACTGCAAAGTCAAAAGCGGTGTCATAAGCATGGTCAGCATTTGAATTGACTTCAACGTGGCGGCAAATACCGGTAATGATTTCTGCCATTTTGGCATCAGTTTCATTGTTCATGCCCTGGCACTTAATACGTGGGCGTTGCTGGCGTTGCTGGTTGCAAATCTGTCTTACATAAGCATCTACTTTGTTAATAGTTAAGCAAGGTCTTGCTTCTAATGTACGGCTATTTTGGATTTCTACTGGCCATTGGTCACCAGCGGCAAACTTTACATCATCTAAAGCTTCTTGACGGTTAGTAGTATCAGCTTCAGCGGCTTGGCGTAAGAATTCAATGGCTTCGGTAATACGAGAATCTCCATCTAAATCGCCGTAATATTTCTTATCTTCGTAATAATCAGCCATATTTAGCCCATCCATCCTATTGGTACCCTTTGACTAGCCTTTTGTGGTTGGGCTTTTCTAGGTTCATTAATCATTAATCCTATGTACCTGAACGCATCGGCCCCGTGCGAATATTCATCATGTAGTGGCTTGGCACTAAACATTTTCGTGTCAGGGTCAACGTCATACCGGTAATGTCTTAAACATTGTAAGCCTTCTTCAGTATTTTGCCTATCGAAATAGCATTTATTGAATATCGTTCTAGCGGCATTAATACTGTCTGCAACTGGTACACGGCCAAGGATTTGTACTTTCATGCCGGTAGCTCGTACTATTTCTTCTATGGATTTACCGGTGCCCAATGATTTAGCTTTGGCATCATGGGGTAGCCATATTGTGTCATATACGTAGCCAAATGATTGAAGTTTAGCAATGTAATAACTCATGGTTTGCTGGCTATCTTCAAAATATCGTATTAACCTGGTTTCTTGGCCAATAAATTGCAATAGCCAACAAGCAGTTTGGTCGGCCCAGCCCAAATCAAAAATTGCGTGAACGGGTTTGGTTGCATCGTATGGCACATTACAAATACGGCCTTCTAATTCAGCCATAGTGACTTCTTTAGCAAAGATGGCACCATCTACCGTTTGACGGGGAATACCTTCCCATACGTTGTTATATGCTTCAATATCCCTACCCTTTAAGGCACGGCGTTCTAAATCTAATACTTCAGGGAACCAAGGATTATCTGACCAGTTAATTTTTTGAATTACTGCGTTTTCCGGTGGGTTCATTACAAACCGCTTCCAGGTTTCATCGGTGGGCAGTTCAGGGTTAAAGCTAATCCATATCTCACTATCAGCTTTACGAATTGTAGGAACTAGCACGTTCCAACTATTGGGGCTTACAGATTGCGCTTCTTCTACCCAACAAATATCAATACCTTCAATAGATTTAACATTATTGGTATTGTTCTTTACACCTACAAATATGAATTCAGTACCGTTTATGCCCCTTATGGTGCGGTCTGTTACTTCATAATGGGCTTCAATTTCAAGATTATGGATTTGATCACATAGCAATTTATGAACCGAATCCTTAATACTGGTTTGATATTCACGAGCGCATAGCACCCTAATGGTTTGTTCACAGCCTTTAAGCAGTAACGCCCTGGCTATGTTCCATGACTTAGAACCACCCCGGCCACCATAAAGAACCCTGTACCGTGCTTTGGCTGGCTCAAATAAACACTTTAATTTGGCTGGAAACCGTGCCTTGGTTTTAGCTTCCTGAATCGTTGCCATTGTTTGGTTCTTCAAAAGTTAATACAAATCCTGTTTTTAACGGTGATCCATTAGGGCCGCTAATTTCTTGCTTAACTCTGTCTGAATAGTTCTTAGGAAACCTAGCCGCCATAGAACGTGACCATAGACTAGCGTTTAAACGTTCCCCATCCTTGTGTTCCACCATGTGTGATTGCGCCATTTCTTCCCACCATGATTGACTTAATGCATGGGCATCTTCCAAGGCATGAAAAAATTCTTCATGAGTATCACGCCAATTGCATAAAGTTCTATATGAAACATCAAGTTGCGCTGACATTTGCTCAAACGATTTACCCAGTTTGCCAAGTTCCCTGACCTTATCGCAATACGATGGGTCATAAGTTGTGGGACGGCCTACTGGGTTAGTCATTATGCAACTTCCTGATCTTCTGCCTTTTTGACAACTGTAATATCGTCAGGGTTTACTTGTGGCTGTTGGGCTAAATATTGCTCATTAGCTAAAGTTGTTAAGCGGTTACTTAATACTTCAACTACTTCCATAGGAAGCTTTTTTAAGCCAGCTATGATGATTTGTGCTTCTTGTATAGTTAAATCGCCAAAATTAATAATCATTTTTTACCTTTCGTTGTTTTTGATGCTTCACGTTTTACTGCATAACTAATTGCTACTGCTTGTTTTACTGGTTTGCCGCCTTCTTTAATTTCAGTCTTAATGTTTTCTTTAAATGCTTTAGGGCTGGCACTTTTCTTTAATGGCATTGTTAACAGTTCCAATTTTTAAGTGATGCTTTAGCCCTTTCAGCCGGACCTTTAGCTTTATCTACTACACCTTGCATCCTTGCACAAAAAGAAGCTTTACGCCCTTTATCTTTATCTGTCTTTGGATTGGGGGCTGGGGCTTTTAAGTTACTACCATTCTTAGCATTATATTCTGCACGGCCTTTAGCGGTCATCCCAGCACCTTTATCGGTAGGATTGTATGTCTTACCCTTGCCGGTAGTTTTATGTTCTATTGGCTTGTCGTGTTTTTTAGTAGCCATAGTTATTTCTTTGCAGTTTTAGCGGATTCTTTAAATGCTTTGGCGGTTGGGGCACCTTTGCTACCAGGTGAACGCATACGTTCTACTTTGCCGCCAGCTTCCTTTTGCTTTTCTATCCGTTCTTGCTTTTTATGGATATTGGAATACAAACCGGGTTTACTTGGCATTTACTTTCCTTCTAGTAGTAGCTTTTTTTGCAGTTGGTTTTAGTGGAAATTCAGGAATTTTTTCTTCTAAAGCTTTTATAGTAAATATATGATTAATTTCAAGGTTTTCAACTGGTAATTCAACTTTTTTAACCTTGTACCAGCCAAAATGGGCCATGATTTTTTCAATTAATGTATCTTGCGGATCATGTATATCAATGCTCATGCTTGTTCCCTGTCAGTAATAAAACATACGTCTTGCCATGACATTATCAGATAACGTTCATTATTAGTAAAGTATTCTTGATATTTTAAGTATTCATCACCACCCATGGTACCAAATCTGACGTAATCGTTTATTTGTACTGGCATAGCTTCACGGCGGCCTTTAACCTTCTTGCCTGGTCCTATGGCAACTACCGTACCCATATTGTCCACTTCTTTGTTATTAACAATAATGGTAGAACTCAAGATGCGTTTATCCGGGCGAACAACTATCTTGTCCCCAAGGGGTTTTAATATAAAATCTACATCAGCCATGCAAGTTCTCCGATTACTTGTGTGGTTAGAAAGGCCCTAGTTTACCTTCACGTGCTAGGGCTTTTCGCTTTATTCTTGGTTTCTATTAAATCTAAACTCTACGCCAACATCATCAGAACTGCTTTTAACCATGTTATTTGGTTTAGCTAATATTGCATCTGCGGTCGGTGTTGCGGTTTTTGCCGCTGACTTTGCAGTTTTGCGCCCCAAATAATCTTCCATCTTCATTAATTCCAACAAATCCATGCCGGATTTTTTTGGGTTTAAATCAGCGGTAAAAGGCATGATTAGCAGTTATCGTCAGCGCAACTGTAAGCTTTACGTGTATGCGTATAGCAAATACCTTCTGTACGGCCAGTATTGAACAATTTGTCATTACCTACCATATCTTCTTTGCCCATTGCTACACCACCAACGATTTTACCCATGCGTTCGCCGGATGTATCGGATGAAGTAGCGCCTTTAGGTGCAGTTGCGCCAGTTGTTGAAGGTACGCCCTTCATTGAATCCATTTTGCCCATGATTAGTTCTCCTATGTGATGGGGTATAACAAACTACATTTTCGTCTATTTTACTACTTTGTCAATTATCTTCTTCATTGTCCATTAGCAAGGGTGGTGCCGCTAAACCTATGCCACTAAACAATGGTTGGCCTTTAAATTTAATGTCTTTTTTGGCGGCATCAGTTAAATCTACCATATGAACTTGCTCACCTTGTAATGACGATAATGTATTAGCTTTTCTTACGCCCATACCCCATTTTTTGGTGTATTTGTTAACAAAGTCCGGCAATATCTTGTCGTAAAAGCCTTTCATACCTTCGCCGCCTACGTCTAAATCAATACCGCTTAATTCACGTCCTTTAAATACATTAGGATTGTCGTGAGCAATATATTGACCGTTATATTCGGTAACATATAAATCTTCCGGTTCTTTTTCCATAAGCTTTTTAGCGGCTTCTTTACCGATGTAATCTTCTAATTCATCAGGATTATTTAATTTTTTATTGATAACAGTATTACCATTTTTATCAAAAGCCCTTAATACACCATCATTCATGTAACTTAAACCGCTAATTTGTTTAGATAAACTATACCGTTCAGCTTGTTGTTTGCCGGTGGTAAATGCTATGGCATCGTAATCACCTTTGACTGCTTCATTAAGAATCTGTTTCATCATTAGTTCATGCCAGTTTTTCTTAAATGGGGCGTTTGGCACGGCTTTGCTCATATTGTTTTCTACTTTTTGCAGTTCTTGCAAACCGTTAGCGGCAATTGTCCATCCTTCTATAACATCAGGCGGCGAATCTTTGCCTTGTGCGGCATAAGGTTCTGCTAATTTAGCGTAATAATCTTTTTGATCTAATAATCTTTGGCGTTCTTTTGCTATGTTTTGACGCACTTCGGGGGTGTCATAACCCTTTTTACGCCCAGATTGGTGCCAATCTGATTGAATTTCTTCTACCATTAAAGTCTTTTTACCATTAATGATGCGGTCATTTAGCCTTGTATGGGCAAGAATGTTAGGTTCATCAAAATGGCTTGATTCATAATTTGTTTTATTTTTACTTGCTCTTAACATTCTTTCATTAAGAATGTCATATTTCATTTGTTCTTGGGGCGTTAGTTCTTCATAATCCCAGCCGCCAGTTGGCTTATCTAAACGTTTGTTAACTGCTTTTCTGAATTCGAACATATTCATGCTTGCTTTGTCAAAATCTGATTGACTTGGCAAAGTTGTTAGCACTTCTCGATAATTAGTGTAATTGCCAGGTAGCGTGTAATCTTCGTATTTAGGTCCAAATTCATTGGTTCTTAAATTTCCAGTTTCAAAATGATATTCACGCAATGCTTGTTCAGCTTCGCTTAAATCATAAGTGCCATTTCTACTGCCAATTTCTAAAAAACCCCCAGATGGGTCTTTAAACGTATATCCCAAGTCATCATTGCCAAATATTTCATATCCTTCTTCATCGTAATAATGACGTATAGGGTTTTCGTAATACATATCATTAGCTTGTTGTTTGGCGTTTTCAAACAAAACCCCATCAATATCTTCTTCTAGCCTAGCTTGAGAATAAGGATTTGTATCGTAATCTGCATAGCGTTCAGGATCAGCTTCTAACAATGCTTGGCGTTCTTGATCACGTATTACTGGATCATTTTTCATGTCGTAATGCAAATCGTCAGCTATTGAACTTATGTAATCGTCATCGTGATAAACTTCGCCGCCACGCAATTGATAATCTTCAATGTCATTAACACCAGTTTCATTTAAAATCTTGTTTTCAAGCTTTAACCGGCTAGAACCCATGTAATCCAAAAGTTCTTGCTTGGTAACGTTTGGATGGTCAAGTAAATATTGCTTTACTCCAGTTACATCAAGTTCTTCAGTTTTTACGCCTGGTGTCTTTTCCAATTGCTTTAAAAATTGATCACCAGTACCTTTTGGTTGTTGGATTTTTAATATAGCGTTTTCTAACGGGGAATGAAACCCTAATTCATCTATTAAGGATTCTTGTATCTTCTTTGCTTCACTTGGTTCAACTGCATTTAATATTCCACCGGTTTTAACTAGGTAATCTTCTACGGCTTTGTATGCAGTAGGGCCAACATAGTTTCCATAAGCTTTTGCCGCTTTTCCGCCAAAATAACCTAAAGATGGGGCAATGTATTCGCCTAGGGTTTCATGTTGTTTGTAACCTTTATATGTATCGGTTACACGTGGTACAAAATCTAATGTTTCTTCAGTTGTTGGGGCGGTTTGCTGTATTGCGGTTGCGTATGGATTAGCAAGGAATTCTGCCGCCTGTGTCATGTTTCTTATGGATTTTGGCAAATAACTATTAATAGTATTGCGTAATTCACGCAAATCACCGCTTGTGCCTATGGCCTGGGCTACCCCACCACGGGCTAATGATTCTGAAACATTAGGGGTTAATTGCAAAGCTTCTTTTAAGCTTGTTCCGGCTTCACGTAAATTCTTTTCATTTTTTAACCCATTAAGAATTTCACGCAATGATTCTTTTAGGGATTTACTTTCCCCGGCTGGTTCATTGTAGTAATCGTATTCTTCGTAGGCCATGCTTAATTTTAAATGACTTCTATCATTACATCAACGCCACCGCCCTTACGGATTTCTCCACGTTGAATCATTAGCACATCAATTTGGCCGTCATTGTCATAAACGCCAGCATCTTCTAAACCGTCTAAAACGGCTTTTAAGCGGTTATCTAAATCTGTGACTATCTTTGACCGTGGATATAGCCACAATGTCACCTCTAGCCGTTTATTGCCAAATTTGGGCACGTTTTGTTCTATTACACATTCTGATACAGCGGTTTTAAATTCACGGCCGGATTTGCTTAGAACAGTATTGCCCCTAAAGTTACGCCAATAGGTATTAACGCTAGGTGGATATGGCAATTTGATAATAATCATTGTAAGTAATTGATTTGCAATTAAATTTTGTTAATATTAGACAAACTTTATTTTACAGGCAAATTATGGCGCAAAAACCTTTGTCACACGCAGAAATGCAAGAAATAATGAACGCTTACGCTAAAACAGGCAATAAGACTGAAGCGGCTAATTTATTAAACATGAATCCTAGCACTTTTCATTCTAGGATGGCAGTTTGTAAAGCTAAAGGCATTAAACCCACAATTTCAGTAGCAAATAAAGAACTTACTGGACTTTTGGAAGCTAAAGATAAGATTCGGCAACTTGAATCTATGCTTAACGGCCAACAAGAAGAAAAGTTAACATCAGAATACATTAAAAAATTTATTTTAAAAATGTCTAGTAGTAAAGTTTCTATTCCTAATTGGTTGGTAAAACCACCTAAAGGTAAAGTAGTTGCTGGTATTCCAACTCTGTTTGCTTCAGATTGGCATTGGGGTGAAGTAGTTGATCCTAATCAAATTAATGGGGTCAATGAATACAACGTTGCAATTGGTCAGGATCGGGCCAAAGTAATGATTGAAAAAACAATAGATTTGCTAAAAAATCATGTGGCCCATTCTAATTATGAAGGAATAGTTTTTGTTTTGGGCGGTGACATGGTGTCAGGCGATATTCATGAAGAACTAATGGCCACCAATTCTATGGAAATTATGCCTACAGTAATTGATTTATTTGGCGTTTTAATTTGGTGTATTGAAACATTAGCTAATGAATTTGGTAATGTCTTTGTTCCATGCGTAAGCGGCAATCATGGACGTAACACGCACAAAATAAGGGCAAAAGGTCGTAATTTCACTTCGTTTGATTGGTTACTTTATCAATTTTTAAGTAAGCGATTTGAAAATGATAAACGTGTTCAATTTCACATTCCCGATGGTTCAGATGCATATTATTCAATTTACGGACACAAATACCTACTTACACATGGGGATCAATTTCGTGGGGGTGACGGTGTTATTGGTGCTTTAGGTCCAATTATTAGGGGTGACCATCGCAAACGTTCTAGAAACGCCCAAATTGACATGGAATACGACACAATGTTATTAGGCCATTGGCATCAATTAATACAGCTAGAACGCCTTATAGTCAATGGCAGTCTTAAAGGTTATGATGAATACGCTTATGCTAACAATTTTGGTTTTGAACCACCACGCCAGGCTTTATGGTTAACCCATCCGGAACATGGTTTAACTTTTAGTATGCCTGTATATGTGGACAGAAAGAAAAAGAAACTTCATACAGAATGGATTAGTTGGAAATGAAACTAACTCCCGCCATTCTACGAAACTTATACTCTGCTTTGTATTGCATGAAACCGTTTGATCGGTGGGATATGCCATTGCCTGAAAATGTGAAATGGATAGTGGATGATGATCCGGAACAAATGGGAACTTATCTTTATTCAGATTCCGATGATTACGAACATACCATTACTATTTCAACTAAACGATGTGGGCATTTGTCAACAGTAATCCGTGTGTTATTACACGAATGTGTTCATATGTCCCGTTGGAAAACATCCAAATGGTCGCATCACGATGCTGTTTTTCGTTCCCGTACCAAACAAATTTGCGATGAACTTGGGTTTGATCCACTAGAGTTATAAGTAACATTTATGTTACTAATTGTCGGTATTTGTAATACAAGTAATACATTTTGTATTTTGGCTCATAAAAGAATCTTTAAGTAGGTTAAAGCCTTATTTATAAGTCATTTAATCATTTCCCGTTCGGGAATTTTATTAAAATTTCATGCACTTTTTTGTTTAAATTACCCGTTCAGGAAATCTTTTATTTTGTAGCAATTAAGTAAGCCCCAAAATTTGCAAAGCAATATCCAGCATACATACAAGCCAATCCCATATTCCCTTTGTACCCTTGTTCAGCAGAAATATAAGCATAAATTAATCCTGTAACAATGATTAGCCAGCTACTCACCTATTAGTTCCAATGTTTGTGCAAGTAGTAGTTCTTCAGTTGTGCCATATTCCCTTTCAAATCGCTTACGGCCCATTCCGTGAATACTGGTATTTGATCCTCTGTGATGGTAGGGGCATAGTGGGATAACAGGCGCAAGGTTTCGCTTGCCAGTTCGTCTAATGTGATGCAATTCTGCTGGAGTTCCTTCATTACCTTGATGCCTACATAATGAACATCCCAATTCAGCAATTCTTTTGTAAATTTCTTTCTCATTCTTAGTCATCTAACCAATCTTTTTCTTTATTTTGTGGTTTTATTAAAGCTGATTGCGGCACAAAAAATGCTGGGCGGCCACCAACTGGATCACGCCAGTATTGTTGTTGTTTGCCGTCTTTGCCGTAAATGTACCCATGAATTGTGTATTTTCCATTAGAACCCGTCAATAGCCAATAACGTTTATTGTCTTTATCGGGTGGATGCAATAACAAACTGCCGTTTTCGTACGTTGTAACACGTACTTCTTCATCCTTTAAATCATCCCCACCGGCAACGCCTACGCCTTCCCAATGCACGTTTAAATGCTTTGCAAGTGCATATTCTGACAATGCGCCTTCTATTTGTTCACCCCATAGGGTTGATACGTTTTTGCCGTACATGGGCCTAGCGTTGCGTTTAAGAAATTGTAAATGCCTTACACCACCAGCATAGACCCCCATCATAATTTGTGGGTAATCTAATTCAATCTCTATAGGCATCAGCTAAACCTTTAGCAATATTTTCTAAATTTTGGCAAACATCAGTAATTTTTATAGCAATTTCATATGCTTTTTCAAAGTCACCTTGAATTGTGGCGGCATGGAAATCTTTTAATAATTTGTGCAATCCAAGATATGGCGTTGAATAATCAATCATTTGGTGGATCCCCCGTAAACTTGACTTTCTAAATGTTTAATTTGACTGCGTAAAAGTTCGTTTTCTGCTTTTAGTTTGTTACATTCAATTAAATGCAGTAATAACGGTGTCCATTCTTCAAAATCTTCTGTTAACTGGTTCATTTTTCTTGTGCCTTTCTTATTTAATATAACCACAAACCAAGCCAACAGAAATAATTAGCATAGCCAATCCAAACATAAGCAATGTAATTCCAAAACAGTAATCTAAAAAATCGTTCATTTCTCTTGCGCCTTTCTTAGTATTGCTCTAGCAAAATCAATTAAATCTTTTGTATCAGGTTCGTCAGGCACATCTACTTCATCTACAATCAACAATATTTCCTCATCTGTTAGTGTCTTTGCTGGATGGGTGTAGAGTGGTTCACCTTGACCGATTTCGTTATAAATCCATTCAGAATCTTTACCTATGTTGCCTACGCATAGGTTTCTCCACGCTACTGGTTTATTGTTACGCATAGCTTCAAGTGCTTTAAAACCTTCTGTTATTTCTTCTGACAGACTGCATTTACTGCGTCTAGGGCAATCTCTACCCTGATTGCAGTTGCCATTGCAACAGTAGTCATCACGGCCCTTTTCGTAACCCTTATTCCATTCTTCTTTCATTTGGTTAACCTTTCAAGGTTGCGATTACTGGCTTCCATTGTTCTCCAAGCTTCAAAACGCATTTTTGCCGCTTCTAAACGATATTTCCACAATTCGGTGTTGTAAGTAGCCGTGTTAATGTTTTTGCATAAATCTTGGTATTCTTGGCTGGCATACGCTTCACGTTCTTGGGCACCAATAGTTTGCTCATTAGATTTTTTCATCATAATTGCTTTTAAGCTAGATTTGTAAGCTTCCAGTTCGGCCAACTCACCCTTTGCTTTTGCGTATTCCGGGGCAAAATTGTATAAAAAATCTACACAATCATTGGGATCAACAACTTTATCTTCAGGATTCATAACCATTTACCAGGTTCGCCCCGGTTTCCTTTTTTCCATTGATCCCATAAATCGGCAGTAAGCGTGTTGCGTCTATTGTCAAAGTGTTTGTTAGAAAAATAATTCCTAAACCCCACAAGGCCGAGTTGATTTCTATATTTAAGTAGCTGGCGTATTTCGCACTCATACCTGAACCTTTCCAATTGTTTGGCTGATTCGTTGTCGATACTGTCCCATAGATTCCCCAGCGTAAGCATTTAATCCAAGTTCCCGGCCTTTAGCCAAAGTAAGTTCATCATTACTATACCAAGGTAATGAAGGTCGCTTTAGTTCTTTGGGGGTCATGTCCAAAATATCTTCCCATCTGCCTTGGTTTAGCCACGTGGTTGCATGACATATGAAATCTATTTCTGTTCCTTTAAGCTTCCAGTACGCTACGTGTTGTTCAATTGCTTCAATAGCATCAGATTGCTCTTGTTTGCTAAGACGATTAAATGCCGCTTGTGCCGCACGTTTAGCTATTTTTCTTGGATAATGTTGCCAAAATTGTTCAAACATTAGCAATCCTTTCGCCAATCCAGCTCATTACTGGTACTGCCATTGAATTCCCTAATGCTTTATATCTTGGGCCATCAGGGCAATTTTCTTTAATGTTGGTGTAATTGTCGGGAAATCCTTGAAGACGTTCACATTCTATTGGTGTTAACTTACGAACCGCCATGTTTTGCATAAGTTTAGGGCCACTATGTGTAGGACCAGCCATATCAGCAGTCATAGTTGCCGCTACATCACCTTGAATAGTTCCATTGTATGTATCAACAAATTGTGCTTGCAAAATACCTATACCACCTTGATTTTTGCTTGGTGATGGATCAGTTGTATCTAAAGTTTTAGCTAAATTAACTTCTCGGCATCCACTATGAGGGTTTGCTGATTTCATTGAATTGCTTGCAAGACTATCAAAAGAATAAGCAACTCCATGAACTCCAGTAGCATTTAATGTGTACATTGGACCGTTTTCAGTAAATCCATCGCCATTACCACCGTTTTGTGGTTGTCTGCCAATAGTATTTTCAGCTAAAGCTATTGGCTGAATATAACCTTCAAACCATTCTGAAGTGCCGCTTTCAACTCTAGTAGTCATTGTTCCAATAACTTCAGGAATCATATTGAATCCATCGGCTCTGCTGTAGTCGTTACAAGTTGTTTGGATACAATTTGCAATGCTTGGAATAATGCTGGTGGTAGTTTTTTTCCTCTTACTTTGGCTCTGTTTAGTATCCCAGCGCAAGCTTTCGGGCTCAAATAAAACTTTTGCGGCACGTTCCCAGTTTCCATAACATCCAACAACAAACACTCTTCTGCGGCGCTGTGGTACTCCAAAGTGTTTAGCATCAAGCACCCTATATGCCCACCCATACCCGAGTTCGCCCAACGCCCCAAGGAAGGCACCAAAATCCCTTCCACCGCCTGAACTGAGGACACCTGGCACGTTTTCCCAAACGCACCACTTGGGTCTAAACTTGTCAAGAATTCCAACATAAGTAAGGGCAAGGTTTCCCCTTGGGTCATCAAGCCCTTTTCGCAATCCAGCAACGCTAAAGGATTGGCATGGGGTTCCCCCAACGAGTAAATCCAATCGGTTTGTTCCAAAATCCCACTCCTTATATTTAGTCATATCCCCTAAGTTTGGGACATTTGGGTAATGATGGGCAAGAACTTGTGATGGAAACTTTTCAATTTCACAAAAAGCTATAGGATTCCAGCCAAGATCATGCCATGCAACAGTAGCGGCTTCTATACCGCTACATACGCTTAAATAGTTCATTTAATAGCTTCTTTCTATTTCAGCTTTTCTTGCATCTATTCTGTCTGTATAAACTTTGCAAGCTTCTACAACTTTGTCAGAAAAAACCAAAGTGCCGTATTTTTTAACTTCTAGCAACAAAAGATCAGGGTGAATACCCAAAAACTTTGATTCTTTTTCAATTATTTTGCAAGCAGTATCAATTTTCATAATTAAACCTTTAATAATTGATATAAGAATTTAAAACTGAAGAAAGTTTTTTTGATGTTGCTTTATCTACATCGTGAATTTGAAGTAATAATTTAAAACATTTCTTAGCGGCTTTTGGGCCTGAATAATTGAATGTTTGAATTACTGAAGCAATTATTGGATGATTCATGATTTTTCCTTTTATCTATCACGGCGGTGTTGCCGTATGGATAATTTACTAAAGAAAACTTTACTTGTAAACACTTTTTGTATCTTTTTTTGATGTATTAGGGTTTTCCTTAGAAAGTTAGTTATTTGTTGTATATAAGTAACATTCCTTTTTGGTGGACGAACCTCGCCCACCTGGTTCGCCTTCAACTGTTTTCCTTTTCGGAGCCACAGAACCCGACAGTCGTTCAAGGAGTAGGCACTATCTTCGCCACCTACTTTGCGCTATTGCATCCTTTAATCCCCCAGTAACGCTTCTATCCTGACCGCTGGTGGTGGTGAATCCCCAATCAGAACGATGGGAACTGAAAAAACAAAAAGGGCTTTAGGGGTAGCTTTATGCTGGAATGACTTAGGAAATACCTCTTATCTTATTTCCTAAACCCACAAAGTTACCTCTAAAACCCTATTCATCGAGTATTCCAGTCCTCAATGTTTAGAACTATATCACAAATTTATTTCTTGTAACTCCGGCCAAATTAACTGCCAGGTATTAGGAAAAAGGTCTTTTCTAGTCACCAATCCGTGGCTTTCTTTTTCAATTGTTGCCGCAATTAACATCAATGGTGCCGCTGGTATTTGGTTATTGTTGCGCCATTGACACACCGCTTGAACCGTTACGCCACATAGCTTTGCTACCTTTGCTGGTCGGCCCAACATATCAATTAGTTGTGCATCTGTCATTTATTTTCCTTTTTTACTCAATATTGCTTTACACAAACTAAATTTTACTTTACATTTGATAGTACGGCAATGGTGCCGTGATTGATAAAGGAAATAAACATGAGTAGCGAATTAAATCAATTGATGTTGGAACATGAAGAATTTCTTGAAAAGGCATTAGATGACATGGAATTCAGTAATGACTTCTTAACCCAGCAACAAGTTGACTGCATACGTCAAGCTTGTGGAAAACCTCGTAATAGCCACGTTAACCCATTGTTACGTGATGTGATCAATGACTTCAGCACAATTTTTGGTAGTGATTTTAAAAAATTTGATGAAGAAACTAAAAAAATGTTTGGAAAGTGAAAAAAATGATTATTGCAAAACAAACCAGTTCCGGTAGTGACTTTAAACTACCACCAGCCGGCAGTTTCTTGGCTCGTCTGTACCGCATTATTGACATTGGCACCCAAACCACCGAATGGATGGGTAAGAAAAAGATGCAACGCAAAATTATCACAATGTTTGAATTACATGGTGAAGATAACGATGGCCAGCCGTTGCAAACCGCAGAAGGTAAGCCATTGATTGTATCTAAGCGCTATACGCTATCTTTGGACGAAAAAGCCACATTGCGTAAGGATTTAGAAGCTTGGCGTGGCAAAGCATTTACTCAAGAAGAACTAGATGGTTTTAACCTAGAAGTCTTGCTGGGCAAGTGCTGTATGGTTAACGTTACCCATTCCACATACGATGGCAAAGAATACGCAAACATTGCCAACATTAGCCAGGTGCCATCAGCATTGAAAAAGTTAGGTGAACCAGTTGGCGTAAATGAACCTATGATTTTTACCCTTGATCCGTTTGATCAAGATAAATTTAATAAGTTATCAGAAGGTATGCAAGGCGTTATTAAAAAATCTGCCGAATACCGTAATACATTTGAACCTAATGCGCCAGCGGTCAGTTCTGCCCCGTCAGAATTGATTGATGACGATATACCATTTTAAGGGGCTAACATGAAACCAATGGTTAAGTTTATTGTTTGTGATTGCTACACTTTGAAAACAATTCAAGATATAGGCCACGATGAAGAAACTGAAATCATTGGTTTCAGTTATGAAGCATTGTCTAAATTTACTAAAGCTTTAATTACTGAAGCGGCTTGTATGGTAAAGGACCCTGAAGATAGAAATTTAATTCTAAAAACATTAGGTGAATAAATGAAATGTATTGAATGTAAATGGTACGTTGGTCAAGTCAACGATACCTATGGTGTATGCAAACGTTATCCACAAACGGCAAACAAAAGCCAACATGATTGGTGTGGAGAATATTCCAGCAAAATTGTTTTAGTTACACCAGCCCAAGAAGAACCAATTCAAAAGTTTGAAATTAAATTTGAAGAACCACCAAAACGGGGAAGAAAACCAAAAAATGTTGATTAAAGAACGTCAATCGGAATCAGGCCATTGGTATACACGTGATGGTCAAAGTGCATATTCTGTAACTGGAAAGAACGGAAAATTAAGGCCTACAACGCTACGTGATGCTCGTACTATGGATTTATGCCCATCAGTAACTACCATTATTGGCGTTGCGGCCAAGCCAGGATTAGACACTTGGAAACAACAACAAGTTCTATTGTCTGCTTTAACCCTTCCACGCCAAGATGGCGAACCTGAACAAGATTGGCTTGAACGGGTAATGATGGATTCTAAACAAACTGGACGTGTAGCGGCTGATCGTGGCACTACTATTCATGCCATTATTCAATCGTTCTTTGAAGGCGCATTAATACCTGAAAATATGCAGATTTGCCGGCCAGTTGAAGAAGCCATTAAAACGCATTTTGGGGAACTTTTGCTATTGCCGGAACTATCCTTTGCCCATACCCTTGGGTACGGCGGTAAAGCCGATTTGATAGCTAAATCAAGGCATGATTTTGATGGCGTATGTATTGATATAAAAACCAAAGAAACAGAAGATATTTCTAAGGTTGATGTTTGGCCGGAGCATGGGATGCAATTAGCGGCCTACCGCCAAGGTTTTAATATGCCAAAAGCCCGTTGTGCCAATGTATTTGTTGGTTACAAGATGGTTAACGGCATTACCCAGCTTACTGGGGTAAAAGTTATTGAACATGAACTAGATGATTTGGACCGTAGCTGGCTAATGTTTACTAAATTGTTGGAATTTTGGCAGTTAAAAAATAATCACAAATAGCTTTACAACTAAAGTAGTCTTTAGTAAAGTAACCAATACCGCAATGTTGCGGTGATAAATAAAGGATTAAAAATGAATAATGAAGAAAAACAAGCCCAGGCATTTTGGGCGTATGAAGCTAAACAAGAAAATTTACAGCGCATGGCCGATAAAGGTTGGGGTGACCGTGAAGAATACAAAAAGCTATTAGCTTGGGAAACAAAACGTGCCCGTATTCAGCGTTGGAAAAATAAAGCCAATGAAGTTATAGTGGGTTTATTGTTTGTAGTTTTTGTTGTTGGTTTATTGTTTTTAACTGGTTGTTCAACACCAGGCACCGTTTATAGCCAAGCCCCAAATCAACAGTTAGTATTAGACAAACAAGTTGCTGGATTGACTAGGAATGAAGTTATCCACGGTGTTACTGAATGTGAAGGGGCTGGCCTACGTGCCCACGTAATCACTACTAAACGTTCAATTAATGGCTTTAGTGCTGATATTCCCGTAGAAGTCACTTGTATGCCTAAATACAAATATTAAGGAGATAACATGAACGAACATATTTGGACAGCACCAGGCACCGATATAACCCTTAGATGGAAAATTGCTGGTTGGGTTGCCCCATCAGAACTTCAAGAATACAAAGATAAATGGAAGTATTATCAAAACCTTCCATTACGTAGTTTAGATGACCAAGCCAAAGAACAATACGAACAAGTATTGCGTAAAGCTAAAGTTGTAAGAATTAAATAATTACTTGGGGTGAGCCTTGTTCATAGGCTCATTTT